CCACCCCCCCCTCCCACCTTTCGGCTGACGCTCCAGCTGCTGCTGGTTCACTGTCTAGTTGCACACTCCGAGGGAGGCGCCTCGTTCGGCACTTGTTAGTGTCTTATACGTACAACACGCGCTCCTCTTCTAACGTGCGTTAGCGTACGCTCATTGGATTATCTAGCTCGCTGGGTAGTAGGGCATAGGGGGAGGGTGTTACGTGGCGTGGCTGGGAAGTACGACGACAGAGAGGTGATAGCCATCATATCACACTAGGCATTAGTGTATATCGCACGGGTTGGTAGTATTATGTATGATGTTAACTCATTGATGTATATGTATAGTGTGTAATGCGCAGTGTATCATGGGGAGGCTCCACAACTGGGGAGTATCCACAACTGTGGAGGGAGGATTGTTGTATAAAAATAAAACAATACAATTCTTGACATGTACAAAACCTGTACTATAGTTATATTAAGAAGGCAACTTAAAGAGAACATCATGAACAAACAAGAGTTTTTAAAAGAGTGGAATAAACCAGTTAAAAAGACAACTGGTGGGATATTAGAAGATGTGTGTGCTACAATCGGATTCTTAGGTGTTATATTAATAATTGTAGTGGTTGTATTTTAAGGGGAACATCATGAACGCAATGCTTCTATTAAGTTTATTGTTGAATGCATCACTAACTATCGTGTGCATCTATATATACAGGGAGTTGCGTCTCGATGGACCAACGACACTACTTAATAAATCTCAGTTTGACATAGACAAGAAGGGGATGCGAAGAGAAGGAGATGTAATACTTGTAATAGATATTGACAAGTTCAAAGTAATTAATGATACACGTGGTCATGCATATGGTGACACTGTTATTAAAGATGTAGCAGATGCAATAATACGTAACATCAGACGTTCAGACAGAGCATATAGAATAGGTGGTGACGAGTTTGCTATAATATCTGATAATACCCAGGGATTAAAAGAGCGCATACAATCATCATTAAGAGTGTCGGTTAGCGTGGGCATTGGAAAGACATATGAAGAAGCAGATGGAAATATGTATAAAAATAAAGCAAAATAGTTACTTAAATTAAGAAGACAACATTATTAAGGGGATGCGAAATGAACAGAGTATACAAACAGTGCCACTTGAAAGCAATGGCAGAAAATTTAGAACTAGGCTTAATTGGAGGCGTATTAGCAAGTGGAATTGATAGTTTTTGGGTTGTTACAGATATGATTAGTAATGGAGTGAGCGCACATTACATATTTATATTAATCATATTAGTGATGAGCACCATTGTACTGTCTATAGCACTTGTTAGGCACCACAGGAGCAACGTGAAACATCAAGTGGGCCTGATATATGACAGCAAGAAAGCCCTAGTTAAAGCAAAGAACAGACATTTCAGAAAAGGAGCGTTATAATGAACATGTCCGAGGCGGTTAGAATCTTAGAGCTACGAAGATTGAAAATGAGCATTGAACATATTGCAGCACAGTTGGGCATATCAATAACAGAAGTGTGTAACGTGATATACGTTCAGAATAACAAAGATAAGTATGGAGGTGTAAAATGAAATCATTATTATTAGCGATTATGTTGCTTTTGAGCAACGGGGCAGTGGCTAGCACAGTGTTAGTGTGTGGCCAGGACGGTAGATGCGACCTTGTTATTATTGTTGACTAGGAGAATAATATGAGCGCTATTAATTATGACACACTATTAGATTCAGAGAAATTAGACCTTCTCAGGTTGTTATATACAGACTTGAAGAACAAAGAGAATATTACAGCTCTAGATGTTGAACAGAAAAAATTAGTTATAGCAGAAACACAAATTGTGTACAACCGTATTAAACTGAGGAGTCATTAATCATGAAATTCTCAAGAGATTGTGCCAAAGACCTTGAATTCATTGAAAAGCTGTATGGAGATTTAGAAGCTGGATTCAAGAACATACGTAAAAAGTACGTCAGACCTGAAGACTATATAGAGAGAGCGTTGCGTGTTATGAACAGATCACATAATAGAGTTTCGTGGCGTAATGATGCCACTACTACCAAAATATACTTTAGAGATAGATGAAGCATTGAGGTGCACCCATGACATATTTCAAGACGTGGCAAGATGCATTCATGGTGTTCATAAGAACATACGGGGACAATTATGTGGATGCATACACATTAACAGCGGATTTTGAACACCTTCTACAACAAAACATTAAAGGGTCATATTATATGAACCTTCCAGGAGAGAAATCATGAAAAACTTTAAAGAGGCATTGGAAAAGGCGGAAAAAAGGGTTTATTTAGCTGCGTATAAATATGCCGGGGGCAATCAATCACTGTCTGCCCGCCTATTGAGGGTGTCACGAAGCACGCTGATTAGTAAAATGAAGAAGTTCGGAAACACTGTATAGTAATGGAGGGGACGCTTACTCTTAGTATACCAGTAAAGTGTGTTTTTGTCAAGTCTACAGGAGATAAATATGAGAATACATGTGGAAGTGTTTAAACAAACAACTGACTACACCTGTGGACCAGCAGCATTAAAGACATTTCTCCACTATTATAATAGGGACGAGTACACAGAAGAGCAGCTGGATAAACTATTGAACACATGCCCTATAAAGGGCACTAAGATTGAAGTCATTTACACATTCCTAAGGAGCATAGGGGTGGATGTAGCAACAGAGCGAAGCGACTCTAATATAGATGTTATAGCCCTCCTTAACGCAGGATGCATTATACTAACGGAATGGATAGAGTGGGGAGGACACTTCGTCATTATAAACGGGTACGACGACACCCACTATTATCTCGCAGACCCTGAGGAGGGCAATATAAAGGTGTTGAAGGATAAGTTTCATAGCATGTGGTTTACGAAACAAGAAAGCTTCGCGAACATGCTTTATTTACAGAGTCATTTGACTTAATGAAATATACAGTATATAATATAAATACTTACAACAGGAATGAGAAATACAGTGGACAGAGAAATAACAATAAATGCACGAGAACTAAAAGCACTATCAAGTGAATTTGGATTATCGTTCATAGAGAATAAGGGAAGCATCACTGTTGTAGGTGAGAAGCAATGGCTTGTCTTTGATAAGCAATTTTTTTATAACCCGGAGGAAACACAATGTCGACTAATGGAAATTTATTAATGTCACCAGTAGGTTCAATTCAATTTATGGCAGCTTCAAACCCTGTCAAACAATCTAAGACTGATGACAAACAAGTTTACACCCTTAAACTGGCACTTGACGTTAAGAAAGACAAAGACTTCTTAGCTGTGGTGAGTGAAATCAACGACGCTAAAGTTGTTACAGCACAAACTTACAGAGGTAAGGTGCAAGCAATTAAAGACTTGCTAGCAACTGGCAAGGCGCTAGTTGGTGCCAATTCTACTTTTAAACCTGAGATTTATGATAGTAAAGGTAACAAATTAGAAGACGCTCCGATGTTCTTCGGGGATTCGACAGGCACTGCTCAAATGATTGTGCAACCATGGAAAGGAGATAAAGGAGGCACCATCAATCTAATAGGCATCATCATACATAGTGTTGAGAATGCTGAAGGTTCAGAAGGAAGTAGTGGAACAGATAGAGGGGACCGTTTAGCCCAACTACGAGCCGCAGTGGAAGCTGCAACCAAGTAACCCCTCGTAAGGGTGCATTTTAACTTAGGAGAGCCATATGAACATCGCTATTGACTTCGAAAGTCATCTAATAAGTGATGGTGGTATATTTCCTAAACCAGTTTGCCTCTCGACCTATGATGGAACGGAGGCTTTTTTATTGGATTCAGAAGGGGCCAGAAAATGGCTTGCCGAACATCTAAATAAAGACACTATTATTGCGCATAACGCAGTGTTCGAATGTGGTGTTATAATAACTCATTATCCTGAACTCACAGATTTGGTGTTTGATGCACTAGACAATGATCTCATCTATTGCACCAAGATTAGTGAATCTCTATGGAACATTCAAAGAGAGAAAGCTTTATTCGGACTAACATTAGCAGGACTTGTTAAACACTATTTTGATAAAGACATTAGTGAAACTAAAACAGACCCAGATGCCTGGAGACTGCGCTATTCAGAACTGGATGGAATTCCTATAAGTGAATGGCCTAAAAAAGCAGTTGACTATGCAATAGACGACTCCATATGGGCATATAAAGTGTATGGGAGACAATTAGGCATCAATCAAAGTCTGGCACTAAAGGCGGCGGTGTACTTAAATTTAATGGGCTCTGAAGGGTTTGCAATCAATCAAGAGCGAGTTGAATTACTCGAGAAAGAGATATGGGAATTCTTAACTCCTCGATATGACTTTCTTGTTAAAGAAGGATTCTGTGATTATATACCAAGACAAAAGCAACCCCGCAAACAGGTTAAGAAACTAAAAGAATATGTTGAAACATTAGGTGTCACCCTTATGTACACGAACAAAGGAGCCACGGCAACAAGTGGTGAGGCATTAGTTAGCTATTTGACACAACTCACTTCCAATCCAGTGTTAAAAGCTTTTTCAGAATTATCGAAGTATGAGAAAATTCTAACATCTTATATTAAGAATCTAAAAGGCAATTCAAAGATATATTCACAGTATTCTACAACGCTGAACACAGGACGCACAAGCTCCAGTGGTTCCAAATTATTCAGCTCTTTGAACATACAACAAATACCACGAGCAGTGGAGGGAGTTAGCTATGATGTCCGCAACTGTTTCATCCCTAGGGAAGGCTTTAAAATATGTTCTATTGACTATAGTGGCCTTGAGCTTTGCTCTGCTGCTCATCAGCTGTATAAAACTCTCGGTTATTCATACATGCGAGAAGCTCTTAATGAAGGCGATGAGCCAACAGATATGCATTCCAAATTGGCCGCTAAAATAAAGAAGATTCCATATGCGGAATTTATGAAACACAAAAAAGAAGCAGAATTCAAAGATGCCAGACAAAAAGCAAAGCCTATTAACTTAGGATTTCCTGGTGGTATTGGTTATGACACCATGCGCCACCTCATGTGGAAAGACGGAATTAAAACTAACTTCCAAGTGCTCGAAACAGCTAAACGAAAGAACGATTTATATTACTATCTCACTAACTTAGCGTCTCCAGACCTTAGAATTAAACGCATGCACAAAAATGAATATGCTTTGGTGCAGGATGAACTGGTGATGCTTAAGAAGTATATGTTTGACCTATACCCATGTTTAGGGCAATTCCTAAAAGAAACTCATAATAAATTTTTAACAGGGCGAACAAAGTTTAAGAAGAATGATTTTGATGAGTGGGAAGAAGAACCTATGTATATGTACGACACCCACGGGTTTAAGCGAGATTGGTGCACCTACACAGCATTATGTAATGGCTTCTTAATGCAAACACCTTCGGCTGTAGGAGCGCAAAAAGCAGTTAATGCAATTGTCAGAAAATATCATGATTCTCCTGATGTATATCCTCAAGCATTTATTCATGACGAAATTGTATTTGAAGTGAGAGAAGGGCGAGAAGATTTAATGGGAGAAGCATCAATGATAATGATAGATGAAATGCAAACTGTATTAACATCAGTTAGGATTGCCGTAGAAGCAAGCATTAGCGATTATTGGCAGAAAGCAGATGGGTTTTGGACTAAATCTTTTTGGAGGAATGCAAAATGACAGAACTTCAAGGTTGGTGTATCACATCCAAGGGAAGTTGGGTGAATCATAGTGCTACACATAGATTCACTTATTATGAAACATTGATACTTAGACGTCCAATGTATTATTGTAATTGTGGAAAGAAAATATCCCCTGAAGAGTACTTAGATTATTCTAATTATTTAATAGCAAGAGATAAGGTCTTAAAGTCATATATGGAGAAATTATAAAATGTCTAAGAAATTTGAAACATTAATCACTCCAACTTCATCGTTGTATGAGATATGTATATGGGATGATTTAGAGGAGTTCGAGCATTATGATGAACTCATGAAAATGATTCCGAAGATTAAAGAAAACGACCAAGTGATTTTGAAAGTTGCCACACCTGGAGGTAGATGTGATGTAGGCTTCATGTTAATAGACCGTTTCCAAGCATTGACTTGTATATGTGATGTAGTTGTACCCTATCCAACATATTCAATGGGGGCAATTATGGCTTTATGTGGAGATTCGTTAGCCATGAATGCAGGTTCATTTCTCATGTTCCATGATTATAGTACAGGCGGTAGAGGTAAAGGAAACGAACTCATAAAATCAACGGAGGCATTCAGTGAAATATTTGCTTATAGGTTTAACGCTATTTGTCAGCCATTCCTTACTGAGGAAGAGTGTAGAGCAGTCCTTGAAGGGCAAGATTTATATATCAAATGGAACGACCCTTCATTAAAGAAACGAATGAAGAGACATTTTAAATGAAGCGCTATATCATATGGTTAGTTATATTTGCAGCTCTAGAAATAGGGCTGGCTTTGTATCTCACTGTATGGAGAGAACATTTCTGGAATGCAGTGGCTCAAAAGCAATCAGTTACATTCTTACATCAGTTGTTAGTGTTCACAGGAGTGGCACTAGGGGCTTGTTTTGTATCGGGTTTCTCTGGATATTTAGTTAGCCTGACAGCTATTAAATGGAGAGAGAAATTAAACGATAAAGCATTTCCAATTCGCGAATTGGAAATAGAAAACATATCTCAGCGTATACAAGAAGATTGCATGACATACCCAGACCTAGTGCTCAACTTAGCATTCGGCATAGCTAAAGCCATCATGTACATTCTTGTATTCTCAATATCACTTATACTTTCGTACCATTTCTGGTACTTAGGTGTGTTCATAGCATACACGTTAATAGGGATGGTGGTGACTAGATATATAGCCAAGCCACTCACTAAGAAGCAGAAGCAGTTAACATATTTCCAACAGTTTTATAGCCAAATAGGGGTGGTGGTGCCTTTGATTATAATAGCCCCTTTCTATTTTACAACACCAATGACACTGGGAATGCTCATGAGGTTTAATAGTCTTTCATCCACGATTTTAGAAAACCTCTCATATGGAATTACAAGCTTTGCAACTATCAATAGGTTGATAAGCTGTAGAAAACGACTAAAGGAAGCAAAAATATTATGAAACATATAGTTAAAACAGAAGAGGAATGGTTAGAATTACGTAAACAGTACATAACAGCTTCCGAAGCTTCAGTGTTAGTGGGAGCAGACCCATATTCTTCTCCAGGAAAACTGCGCAACCCAACGCCATTTAGTGGTAATGCATTTACATTTGTAGGACAAGTGTTAGAGCCTGTAGTGGTGGACGTAGCAAACAGAGTGATGGGCACCTCGTTTCAGCTGTATGAGAATGCAGAAGGACATAAAGAGTTCTACACGGAAGGACTGATAGGAGCAACACCTGATGCACATCAAGATAGAAAAATTTTGATGGAATGTAAAACAACACGTCCACACACATATTTAAAATATTCGTCTGTTCCACCAAGTAAGTATTTAATACAATTGTTAGTGCAACTTATGTGTACAAACCTGGATGAGGGATATTTAGCTATTATGTCCACAGACCTAACACAAGCATCAGCGAAGCTGGTTTGGCCAATAGCAATATTTAAATTGTGGAAATGTGGGACAATATGTGATATACTTAAGACACAAGCAGAGAAATTTACAAAAGCTTGTGATGAAGGTAAAAGTTTTAGAGTGGATTCTAAAATTAAACAGAGAGTGAGACTCCTTCTCACATTGTGTTATGAGAGGACTATATGAAAAAAACAACAGATTTTATATATGAACTAGTAATTGTAATTTTATTATACGCACTTGTAATAGGAGCAGTTTATTTAATATACACTAAAAATTTCAGTCAAAGTGCAGTGGATGAAAGAGTGAGAGACATATATCAACAACTAATAGTTAACACAGGACAATCACAAGAAGCTCTTCCTTTGGTCATAGTGGAGTCTCCGGAAATAAACGCTTATAATGATGGCAATAACATTGTTATATATAGAGGACTTATTGATTCAACAGAAAGTTGGGATGAGGTGGCATTAGTGCTCGGGCATGAAATTGCCCACGGGATGCTTTGGCATTTAAGAATGCTAAATCAGTGGAAATCATTTAATGATCAGGAAGTTAGTGTCATGGAAGCTAATGCAGACAAACTAGGGGTTGTATATATGATGAAAGCAGGGTACGATGTGTGTAAAGGAAGAGAGATGTTCAAGCACTGGAAAGAACTAAGGGGGAATGCGTTAGCACAATCTCACCCAGACTTTTCATATAGATATGACGAATTAAATATTAACTGCAACTAGGAGAAACAAAATGGCAATTAAGAATGCTTCAGCAATTGGACAAGCCATCAATTTAGCGGCAGCAGACGCCAGGAAACATGATGAAGAATCCAATCCAGCATACATATATAAAAGATATGTTTATTGGACATCCATATGCAGCGCCATCCAGGACTCTGACATAGAGATGATTCAAGAGGTTATAGCTAATTCGGATTTCGACAGTCTTATTAAAAAACTTAAGGAGACATTATCATGAGGGGGTGTAGACAACAAATTCTAGACATGTTAGAAGAAGTGAAAGAAGACGTTATGCATGTGTTTGATTTTGGAGCACGTAAACATCCCGATTCAGGGGAGACACCAAATTTCTTGACACCCACAGGAAACAAATGTTCTTTAACAGTTAGAGGTAATAGCTGTTTACATCACTCATCAGATGTGCGATCGGGGGAAAAAGAAGATGGTGAGAGCGGATTACACCCTGCCTTGCACTTAATTGCTTCAGCTGCTATACTGTATATACGACAGAAGAGAAATATTGTCCACCCAGAGGACATGGGATAATAGTTATGCAAAGTAAGAGACATAGTATTATAGAATCATGTACGAACGTTGCTAGTGGAATGGCAATAGCATTCGCTATTTCCCAGCTAGCACACTGGTTTGAGCCACAAATTCAGAAATATATATGGAGCGGATTTGAATGGCACATATCAGCAGGAAGTAATGTAATAATGACTATGCTATTAACTGTGGTATCTGTAATAAGAGGATACGCATGGAGACGACATTTCAACGCTAAATTGACCGAGGAGCAACAATGAAACTTCAAAAGAAAGAGTATGACATAGAGGTTATGTCAATGGAAAAATACTTAAAGCTCGCCCAGAAAGATAGTTCTGTTCTCGACTCAGCTGCTCAGAGAATGTTGAAAGCTATAGGTGAGCCAATTAAGAAAGACACATCTAAAGACCCTCGACTTAGCCGTATATTCGGCAACAGAACAATTAGACAATATGAAGTGTTTAAGGATTTCTATGGATTAGAGGAAGTTGTTTCTAGAATTATATCTTTCTTCCAACATGCTGCCCAAAATTTAGAGGAATCCCGACAAATATTGTACTTGCTAGGACCTGTAGGTTCAGCCAAAAGCTCACTTGTTGAACGACTTAAATCTCTTATGGAAAAAAACCCTATATACATTCTCGCTGACGAGAATGGAACCCCAAGTCCGATTCATGAAAGCCCCTTAGGTGTATGTGGAGAAGATATTCTATCTGACTTAAAAATTAGCGCACCGTTAGTTATTCCTAGTCCGTGGGCTACAAAACGATTAAAGGAATACAAAGGTGATTTGTCTAAATTCAATGTTATTAAACGCACCCCCAATCAATTAGAACAGGTGGCAATATCTAAGACGGAGCCAGGCGATGAAAACAATCAAGATATTTCTGCGCTTGTGGGAAAAGTTGATATTAGAAAACTGGAACATTACGCTCAAAATGATGCCGACGCTTACAGTTTTTGTGGTGGACTATGTTTGTCCAACCAAGGAATCTTGGAATTCGTTGAGATGTTCAAGGCTCCTATTAAGATGTTACACCCGCTGTTAACAGCTACACAAGAACGTAACTATAAGGGAACAGAAGCAATTCCTGCAATCCCGTTCCAAGGAATCATCATTGCACATAGTAATGAATCAGAGTGGGATACGTTTAAGAACAACAAGAATAATGAAGCGTTCTTAGACAGGGTTTACAGTGTCGAAGTGCCTTATTGTTTACAGATAGATGAGGAACAAAAGATTTATAAGAAGCTCCTTAATAGCAGTACATTAAAGGATGCTCCAACAGCACCATACACATTGGACCTACTGGCTCAATTCTCTGTATTAACAAGAATTGAAAGTCCTGAGAATTCTAACATAGTAACTAAGATGAGGGTGTATAATGGAGAGAACGTCAAAGAAAAAGACTCTAGAGCCAAGAGCTTCCAAGAGTATAAAGACCAAACAAGTTCTAACGAAGGATTCTCTGGGATTAGCACTCGGCTGGGATATAAAGTCCTCGCTGAAGTTTATAACTTCGATTTTGAAGAAATAGCGGCTGACCCTGTACATTTGTTGTATGTACTAGAGAAAACTGTTAATAGTGCTAGATTGCCTAAAGAGACACAAGAAAAGTATATTGAATACATCAAGGAATACTTAGTGCCTTACTATGCATCTAAAGTGGGCAAAGACATTCAAACCGCTTATTTAGACTCTTATGATGAGTTTGGACAAGCTTTGTTTGATAGATATATTGTATTCGCAGATCATTGGGTTCAAGATAATGATTACAGAGATGTGGACACAGGTCAGATGTTCGATAGAGAAATGCTTAACAAAGAACTAGAAAAGATTGAGAAGCCAGCTGAAATTTCTAATCCAAAAGATTTCAGACACGAGATTGTAAATTTTGCTCTACGCCATCAGGCTAAGCATGATTCGAAAAATCCTAAATGGACTTCTTACGAGAAACTAAAACGAGTTATAGAAGCTACAATGTTTGCTAAAACTCAAGACTTACTCCCTGTGATATCATTCACTGGACAAGGTAATAAGAGTGAGAAGAAGAAACATGATTCATTCGTTGTTAGAATGCAAGAGCTAGGATACACTGAACGTCAAGTGCGCCGTATCGTAGAGTGGCACATGCGCGTGGTGAACTCGTGAGTAGGTTTGGAGATGAAGAAGCCCCCAATGGAGGGCTTCTTTCTCACGACATGGTGAGGAGCACAGCAACTGAAGTGGCAATACTGAAGAGACAAGTACACGCTTTAACAAGAAATTTGGAACATTTATGTAATCAATATAACCGCTCTTTGTCGGAGAAATTATATGACTATTTCACAAGAAGATAGACAGCCAGAACCCATTCCTGTAATTCCGCCCTTTGGAGGCTAACATGACAATCATAGACAAAAGAAAGACAGGAAAGAACAAGTCTGTAGGTAATAGGCAGAAGTTCATTAAACGATATAAAAGTCGTATCAAACGTTCTATTGATTCTATATCTAGAGATAAAGGGATTACAGACATATTGAAAGACCGTAAAGTTGTCATAGATCAAGACGAAATTGAAGAGCCAAACTTTAATTTTGATATGACTAAAGGCGAACGTGACGTAATATTTACAGGTAATAAAACATTACACAAAGGAGACAAGATTCACAGGCCTCCGCCCTCAGATGAAGAGGGAACAGAAGGGAGTGACACAGGAGAAGGCTTTGATGAATTCTCTTTTACGCTCACCAAAGAAGAGTTTTTAGAGTTATATTTCAGTGACATGAAGCTCCCTGAATTTATTAAAGAAAGTATGAAGGGCACAGCTAAGTGGAAGATGAAACGGTCAGGCTACTCCAAAGAGGGCATACCTCCGAGGCTCGACCTGGTCAAGACTTTAAAGCAAGCCATGGCTAGGAGAATATCCACAAAATCCAAGCGCTATTTGGACGACATTGATTTACGTTATAAGCATTTCACTAAACACCCATTCCCTGTGAAGCAAGCCACAATGATTTTATTGATGGACATATCAGGCAGCATGGGAGAGTTTGAAAAGGGATTGGCTAAGAAGTTCTTCTTGTTGTTATATTTATTTTTGAATAAGGTGTATAAAGATGTCGAAGTCATATTTATCAGTCACACGCAAGATGCTCAAGAAGTTACAGAACAAGAGTTCTTCTACGGAGAAGAAACCGGTGGCACCGTTGTCTCTTCTGGTTTACAGATGGTTAAAGACATTATAGATAGTCGTATTAATTTAAATGAGACGAATGTGTATATAGCCCAGGCTTCAGACGGAGATAATTGGCCTGGAGAAGAAGATTTGATAGCTAGTTTGATGGAAGATTTATTGTCCAAAGTGCAGTACTTCGCATATATACAAACAGAAGAAGCTGAACGTAAGGAGTATAAAGCTAAATACGGCATTGATGACATATACACCTTATATGCGGCATTAGAGGCCTCACACAGAAACTTGAACGCGAAATATGTCAGCTCTGAGGATGAGGTGTACCCTGTGCTTAGAAGTTTATTTGAAGACAACTAATTAGAGGGAGAATATAATGACTAATCCAGACTATAGAACGTGGGCTGACAACATAGTGTTATTAGCACAAGAACACGGAACTGCTAGAGAAGAAATCGAGCATGCCCTAGAAGCCGCATTTAAACAAGGATATTCTCTAGGACTTAATTATGGATGGGTAATAGAACAAGACAAATATTATAAAGGTTTCGCATATAAAGGAATTCCTAATGACTAAATTAATATGGGTGTCAGATGTTCATCTAAATTTTCTACAAGATGAAGAACAAGAGAGATATAAGTTTTATGATAAGCTTAAAGAAGCCGAAGGCGAGCATATATTAATTACAGGTGATATAGCAGAAAGTCATAATGTTGTCATGTATATAGAAGAGATGATGGAGCGTACAGGCAAACCAGTACACTTTGTTCTTGGCAATCACGACTTCTATGGCTCTAAACTGCTCGATGTTAAGCGTAGCGTACGTCACCTAGGTTACCTACCTAAAAACTTTGGAGTGCCTCTAAACGACTCTACAATCCTTATAGGTGTAGACGGATGGGGTGACTGTCGAAATGGTGACTATGAGAACAGCCGCTTAACAATGAGTGACTGGATACACATAGAAGATTTAAGGATTGAGTATAAGAAGGGTATGAAGGCCCTTAAGAAGAAGCTTATGTATATAGCCGATTTAGATGCGGGCAAATTAAAGCGGCGTGTTATAAAAGCTATTGCCGAGGGATATACAAATATTATAATAGCAACACATGTTCCTCCCTTTGAAGAAGTTTGTTTGAATGCAGGAAAGAAGAGCACACCGTGTGGATTACCTTTCTTCACTTCTAAATGTCTAGGAGATACAATTGTCCCTATAGCTAAATCCAACCCAAAGGTTGACTTTTTATGGATTTCGGGCCATACTCATAGTAGGGCTAAATATAAGCCATGTAATAATTTAACATCAAAAGTAGCTAAAGCTGAATATTATCATCCTCGAATTGAGGATATTATTGAGGTGTAAAATGAACATAGTAAAATTTAAAGATGTGAGACAAAAGATTGAAGACGCGGCTGAATTATTGGCGAAGTCAGAACTTTCCAATTTTGAGTACGATGAAGTATTTAGAATTCTAGAAGTAATATATGACTTGGGATATACTGAAGGTACTGAGGATGCTCACATTTATATATGAGGAAATAATATGAAAAAGAATAAGCTCTTATTTTCAGGCAGTGAATGGGATGTTCCATTGATAGAGAAAATGTGGAAAACCATTGAGGATATAGGACGAAATAAGTTCGGACTAGACCCCTTCCCTGCTCAAATTGAAATCATAACAGCAGAGCAGATGCTTGATTGCTACAGCTCTGTTGCTATGCCCGTGATGTATAATCATTGGAGTTTCGGCAAGACATTTATACAAAATGAAAGTGCTTATAATAAAGGTATGCAGGGGCTAGCCTACGAGGTGGTGATTAACACAAACCCTTGTATTGCATATCTTATGGAAAACAACACAGCAACGATGCAAGCCCTTGTGTTGGCACATGCATCTGTAGGTCATAGTCATTTCTTCAAGAACAACTACTTATTTAAAAAATGGACTGATGCAGACACTATTGTCGACTATCTTAAATTTGCTCGTAATTTCATTAAACAATGTGAAGAGAAATATGGTGAGAAACGTGTTGAATCACTTCTTGATAGTTGTCACAGCTTGCAGAATCACAGTATTGATAAATATAAAAAACCACCTTCTTTAAAATCAGAATTGAAAAAGCAAAGAGCTAAGCATTGGGAAAAATATTTCGAAACAACCTTTAATGACTTATGGAGAACTGTGCCTCCAAAAACAACTAAGAGTAGAGATTTAGCAATTATTGCAGACAATGAACCTGAAAAAGTGTCTGAAGAAAACATTCTCTACTTTATTGAAAAGCACAGCCCAATTTTAGAAGGATGGGAAAGAGAGGTGATAAGAATTGTTCGTAAAGTGAGCCAATATTTTTATCCTCAACGCCAAACTCAGCTTCTCAACGAGGGATGGGCCACCTTCACCCATCATATGTTAATGACTGAAATGTATGACCAAGGATTAATAAATGAAGGGTCTTACCTTGAGTTCTTAACGTCTCATACAGGTGTTGTATCTCAACTTGGATGGGAGAGTAAGCATTACACAGGTATTAACGTATATGCTTTAGGCTTCGCCATGCTTACAGACATTAAGCGTATCTGCATGTCTCCAGATGAAGAAGACTTAAAATGGTTCCCAGAAATAGCTAACACTGATTGGATTGAAACGATTAAACACATCGTAGAAAACTATAGAGATGAAAGCTTTGTGTTACAATATTTAAGTCCTAAAGTGGCAAGACAATTTAAATTATTTGCTATTAAAATACAAGAAGGAGTGGGATATTTAAAAGTTGGAGCTACACATGACGATGACGATTTTTTAACGATACGTAAGACGTTAGCAGAACAATATGATTTAAGTGGACAAATTCCTCAAATAGAAATCACAGGAGTAGATTGGAAGGGGGATAGATGGTTGCACCTCGAACATAAGACAAAAAATAATCAACGTTTAGATTATACAGATATGAAGAAGACAGTTGAACATATCCGTAAGCTGTGGGGATTCACAGTTAAAATGGAATATAAAGACCTAGACGGTGCCATATTGGATGGTGTGTAAATCAAAGATTTAAGGGGAATAATATGAAACATCTGATTAAAAAACTAGGGATGATGCCTCCAAATGTATTGACGCCTATTGTGCTTGCACAATATTTCCAAGAACAAAAATATGCATGTATTAAGGGTGAGGAATTAGCAGGACTCAAAGCAGTGGGAGGAAGTAAAGCATGGCTAGGACACACTAAAACAGGAAGTGCATATAAGAATGATGTGCCAACAGGTGCTATGTATAAAACACTAAAGAAATTTTTGGAGGAATTTTATGAATAAATACAAAATGATAAAACGTGAAAACTTATATCAAATTAAAGCTTTGCGCGACGTAGGAGAGGATGTAAAAAAGGGAGATTTGGGAGGACGTGTTGAAAATGAAGGTAATTTGTCTCAAGACGGTGAAGCATGGATTTATAGGGATGCTAAGGTTTACGGCAATGCACACGTTTCAGGCGATGCACATGTTTTTGACAATGCACACGTTTCAGGCAATGCACACGTTTCAGGCGATGCACATGTTTTTGACAATGCACACGTTTCAGGCAATGCACACGTTTCAGGTGAAGCATGGATTTATAGGGATGCTAAGGTTTATGTCAATGCACACGTTTCAGGCAATGCACACGTTTCAGGTGAAGCATGGATTTATAGGGACGCTAAGGTTTACGACAATGCACACGTTTCAGGCAATGCACACGTTTCAGGTGATGCAGAAGTGTACGGACAGGCATATGTTTTTGGTAATGCACACGTTTCAGGTGATGCAGAAGTGCACGGACAGGCATATGTTTTTGGTAATGCACACGTTTCAGGTGATACAGAAGTGTACGGACAGGCATATGTTTTTGGCAGGTTAGAGTTACCAAAGAAACCACAAGGCAACCAGAACTTACAGGACTAGAGAATATGACAACAAGAGTTGAGAGAACAAGGAATTTAAAAACAGAAACTGAAAGTGAGCATATGGGCAAGATTAGAAGTGCTTTACGAAGACTTAGTAGATTCTGGAAGCCTGCTGCTGCATCACTAGCTCTAGTGCATCGTCCTTATATTGGAGATAACAAACGACTCAAACATGAATACCTTTGTAACAATTGCAACAGTTGGTATCAACGTAAATTAGTTGAGATAAATCATATAGTTCCCTGTGGTACATTAAGAAGTTATGAGGATGTACCTGGTTTTTTAGAACGTTTATTTTGTGAAGATGTAAAAGGCTACACTGTTTTATGTAAAGAGTGCCACAAATTAGAAACTGCCACTCAAAGAAAAGGGGAGAAAGAATGACACGAGAACATTTAGCTTGGGGACTGATTTTTCTAGTAGGCTGTCTGCTTGCAGGATTGCCTATATCCTTATTGTTAAACCATATTGGAGGATGATATGAGTAATGATGGCGAGATTGATATTTATTTAGACAACACTTCTGATGGCACTAGCTATTTAGAATCCTTAATTAAAAGTAGGAAACTATTAGCAGATGCTCCTCATTTATTAAGTAAGCTAGAAGAGGTTATAGATTTAGAACTAGACTTAGCTATAATGGGAGCAAACAAAGCTAAGAAGGAATGTTTAAAATCTAATAAATTAGCAGAAGTGAAAGACAACCTGAGGCCAATAAAATGATGACATTCTCACATTCACGTAAAGATTTACACGGCAACATCATATCTCAGCTTACATATACAGTGTATGAAGATAGTGGCATTCATGATGTTATGCAAGAATTCAGACGGTTTCTATTAGCTGTTAGTTTTCACCCAAAGACTGTCGACAAATATATTGAGACAGAATAACTTAGGAGAGCCAAGTGGGAAACTACCATGAATGGGGCGACACCGATTTCGATTGGAAAGCTCTGGACGATGCTTCATACTACCTTCAAGACAATTGTAGACGATGGGCTAGAATGGGAATATGGACTAAAGAGAAATATGGAACTCTTCGCGTGTCTACAACATGCGCATATTTTCAAGAGATTGATTTTCTCCACACTATATTCTATCCAGGACATGCCTACATAAGATGGCCTCGATGGTTTAGAGTTTATATAGATTGGCCATTTGGATGGGTGATGAAGAAGTTAGGAATTGTTCGTCTACTTCAGATTTATCAATATAACACCTTAAAGTTTTTTTGGAAGAGGGCAACTAAGAAGTGGCCTCACATATCAGAAGAAATCCTAGATGATTATGAATGGATTATAGGAGATTTAAATGACTAAGCATTTACTAATACCAGATGTGCAGACAAAAGAAGGTGTTCCAACGGACCATCTTGAATGGCTTGGTCAATATATAGTGGATAAGCAACCGGACGTTCTAATATGTATAGGAGACTTCGCTGACATGCCGAGCCTATCCTCGTTTGATAAAGGTAAGAAGAGCTTTGAAGGACGAAGATATAAGAAAGACATCGCTGCTGCTAAGTTTGCTATGGACACTCTACTAGGCCCCTTAAGAAAACATAATAAGCACATGCAGAAAATTAAGCAGAAACAATACAAGCCTAGAATGGTGATGACGCTCGGTAACCACGAGCAACGAATAGAAAGAGCTATAGAATGTCAGGCGGAGCTTGAGGGCATTCTCGGGTATCATGACCTCCCTTACGAAGACTGGGAAGTGCACGACTTTCTAAAGCCTGTGGTGATTGATGGTGTCTTGTATGTCCACTATCTATCTAATCCAATGAATGGGAAGCCGTATGGGGGCACCGCATTAAATCAGTTAGGTAAAGTGCAGCATAGCTTCTGTGTAGGCCATAAGCAGACATTAGAGCATGCCACCTATTTCACACCATTGGGCAAACAAACCACCGGAGTAGTGGCAGGGGCGTTCTATCAGCATAATGAAGAATATAAAGGATATCAAGGTAATGCACATTGGAGAGGAATAGTTATGTTGCATGATGTTCATGAAGGTAACTTTGACCCCATGTTTGTATCAATGAGATATTTACGGAGGCGATACGGGACACTATGACAAACAACGAGAACAACAAGCAGAACGAGAGCGTACAACTTTTAGATATAGGACATATGAAAGTTATATAGAAGAGTCTTTTAGTAACCTTAGAAAAGAAATAAATGAATTGAAGAGGAGTGGAAATGAAAACATCTAATGAAGGAAAAGTTGAGATTATAGGACATGAGGGTATATGTCTAAGCAAATATAAAGACTCGGTGGGAGTTTGGACAATAGCAGGAGGAGCTACGAAATCTGAGATTCCTGACATAGCTTCTTGGCCACTATCTAAAACATTAACAATGAAGGACGCATTTGACCTATTTAGTAAGAGCATCACTAAGTATGAGAATGCTGTTAATAAGTCACTTACACGTCCTATTCCACAATATCAATTTGACGCATTGGTCAGTTGGTGTTATAATGTAGGTGTCGGGTACACTCGCCAGGTATTCGATAAAAAGGGTAATATGATACGAGACACTGCCACCGTCATCAAACTTATTAATAAGGGAGCTGGCGGTGCAGACTTGCATAGAGCGTTAATGATGTATAGAAAACCTATAGAGATTATTGGACGACGCACTAAAGAAGCAAATCTATTAGCATACGGTAGATATAGTAATAACGGAAAGGCATTGTTATTCCCTGTATCAAGCAAAGGATATCCCATATATTCTAAAGGCACATTAATTAACGTATGGCAATATATTTCTGATACAGATACAGATGAACCCGTTGTTCCTGAAGTGATGAAGGAAGAAGAAAAAAACCCTTCTTTGTTACAGAGGACATTAATATTAATCAACAAGTATTTGAATAAGGAGGGGATGTGAGAAAAATGATATTTGCACTACTACTAATAAGTTTTTGTGGGCCATCACTTGCCAGTGTGTCTAAACATCAAGCACGTCAGATATTCAACGATTTAGTGAAGGCTAATGGAATAAGAGCTACATTAAGTTTTAATAATTCTTCTGATGTTAATGCATATGGAGGCAACCATAAAGTTGTATTACTCGAAGGTTTGTTGCAGATGGCAGATAGAGATGTTATTATATCTGTAATTGCACATGAACTTGGACATGTTATAGGATATAGAAGTGAGAGAGGGGCCGATGTGGTTAGTGGTCGAATAGCCAACGCAGCTGGTATGAACGTTTGTCCAGGAGCATATAAGTTTTTAGTTAAGGGGCCTGGAAGAATAAGTGGGGACAACATCCATCCAGATGGAATAACTAGATATAACGCTATGTGTAAACAAAAAGGGCCTCAGAGGACGTTAATATTAATCAACAAGTATTTGAATAAGGGGCATATATGAAGTATATGGGAGGCAAAAGCCTTATAGCTAAACTTATATTACCCATCATACTAAAAGATAGGGAGGAGGGGCAGTGGTATGTAGAGCCTTTCGTTGGGGGTGGGAACGTAATTAAACTGGTTGGGGGGAATCGTGTAGGATATGATGCCAATCCATACACAATACAAGCGTTGAAGCTTATACGCGATTTTCCGCAGTGTTTGCCGAGAAACAACGGGGAGTTTACAGAAGCAGATTATCACAGGGTTAAGAATGACAAAGCATGTTTTCTTCACGGGTACGTGGGATTTAGCATGTCTTTTGGAGCTAAGTTTTGGGGAGGTTGGAGCCGGGACAAGTCTAGTAATGATTACGTACTGCAAGCGTATACACATTCCCAAAAACAGTCCTTACTATTGCAGGGGTGCCAACTGGCCATGAAGGACTATAAAACACTGGAGTTTAAAAACAGCAGGTGTATTATATACTGCGACCCTCCCTACGAAGGCACTAAAGCATACAAGGTTGGTATCGATCACAAAGAATTCTGGCAGTGGTGTAGGGACAAAGTGTCTCAAGGGCACAAGGTGTTTATCAGTGAATATAAAGCCCCTGATGATTTTGTGTGCGTGTGGGAAAAGGTGCAAATAACAAGACTTGCAAATAATATCGCTACTAACTCGGAACATGTAGAAAAGTTATTTGTACACGAGAGCCAATATAAAGGAGAGGCAGTACTCCTAAGGGAATAATTAGATATAATGCTATGTGTAAACAAAAAGGGCCTCCATAGAAGCCGTATACGAGGCGTTCGTCTAGTAGGTGATACTAAGGCGACACCTAAATAAGAAAAGGCCCGTAAGGGCCTTCTTTGTTTGTTGTATTAGAAGCGAAGCATTATTTTCTCTCCAATCCGTCCGGCCACTCCAAACTTTTTATTTTTGAGGGAAGGTCCCTCAACACTTGTTTCCTATCTTCTATTTCTCTTAGCCCATCTACATCTGATAAGTGTCTAAGCTGTTCCCCATCCAAATCCTCTAGGGCTGCATTCCTAGCATGTCGTATGTGCTCCTTATGTATCACTAAAGCTTTAGATGAGTCAACCACTATATTGTTT